AAATAGAGACCTCCCTCCTTGCCATCCACTGTGGATGGTCTGAACTTTATCATTATTGATGTCATATTCATACCCTAATTGCTTGCTTCTTTATCTGGTCAGCTCCCCTTACATCGATAGATGGCTGGGGTATTAGGCTGCCCCTCCCTACTTTTGAGTGGACAGAGGCAAGCCTCTTATGCATATCCTTCTTTGTGTGAAGTCGCCAGCTGTCTTTCATTTTGAATATTGTTGTTCGAAGAACCATAAAAGTCATAGAAACCCTAAAAGCTTGCTGTTTTATCTGGCTAGTTTCCCCGACATCGATAGTAGGCAGGGGTATTAGGCTTCCCACTACTTGAAAAATGTGGCATCGGCAAGCCGATTTTACACGCTTGATATTACCCTCTGGTATCGGCTCCGATATTCATGGCCTGCCATGTGTGAGAATAGTTTAATGCCAGATACTGTGACCTCTGCTTGCAGATTTATGTGGTCAGTCCACCGCCCGATGAAAATCGGAACGGGTAATGAGCTTCCCGATGCTTGTTTTATGTGGCAAGCATCGGGCAAGCCCTCTACTTCATAGCTACATTGCCTTCATCCACTCCTTGTCACGCAGATAGACATATAGATAGGAACGCAAACTCAGGTCACCTTGCAATCGCTGGGTATGTGCGAATGCAGCCGTTCGCTCACTTTCGCTAAGCTGCTGCCATACGCCAAAGGCTTGCGATTCGTTGTTGCCAACCTTCTTGTAGATGACCTTCAATCGGTCAAAGGAGGAGGTGACATCGCTAGCATTGATACCGTCAATACTGGTTGCATTGTCGGATTCTGTTGAATGGATGCCATCGTTAGATTGCTCAGAATCATCTGGAATGTCAACAACATTAACGCAATCAGCGTTGGATGATGCTATAGCTGGGTCTGCAATCGCTTTGGGGGAAGGTGAAGTAGTTGCGCTCGCTACATTCACTTTTTTTGAAGGTTCAACAATAGGGTCAGTTTGCCAGCTGGACTTGTTCGGCTTGCGCTTGTGCGATGCAAGGATTGCAGCATTCTGCTCCTCATCCGTCAAAGGGATGGGATTCTTGCGGTTCGCTTCCAGCCATTTGTCAATCTCGTCAAGATAAATGACCCATCGCTTGCCGGGTTTGGAGCCAGGGATTTCCCTGTTTGCGAGTTTCTGATAGATGGTCGCAAGGGGAATGTTGGTGTACTCGGCAACCTGCTCTGGCGTGACAGGGCGGTGTCTGTTCTCTCGCTGCTGAGTTGGTCTGTTCTGAAGGTTCAGCAGTAACGCCTTCATGCCCGATACTTCATCCCGAAGTTCGGCAACGACCTGCGGAAGGTCATTGAACGTGATTTGATTATTTGTCATTTTACAACACGACCCTTTAGTGGAATCGTGCTGCAAAGGAACCCCGTTATGAATCGGAGGGCAAGCCACTTTTTAATAACAGGTTCATCACGAAACAATCACGCAGTAGAGCCTCGTTTTTGGCTGTTTTTCATGGTTAAAACAGGTTTTTGAAGTGAATTTTGATAACATCGAATACGTAAGTATAATGAATGACAGTTGAGATTTTGGCCGTGTTTTGGGTAAGATTTATGACTAAAAAGGTATATACACAATAAAGCCACACCAGAGTTTTGTATCTGATGTGGCCCGTAATGTGATGTTTATGTTTTGATGCAGGATTGGTGAGAGATATTAACTTCAGCCTTTCTCTCCACCCAGTTGCAAAGGAATATGAAACAGCAGTCCGTCTTTCCCAGGGTAATCGCAGTGAATCTGGTCGCTGTTGGATGTGACAGTCAGGTTCCTGAGCGTATTGTGTGATAACGGCTCTCCACTGGCTGTTACGCATAATGAAGCAAAACGACGCTCGATATAACAGGCGCAATCATCGTTGCTGTAAACCTTGCCTTTACCAAGTCCCAATCTTGTTGCAATGCTCCAGACCATATGGCGGACATCGAAGCTACTCAGCTTGGTCTTGTATCTCTTCCACTCAACTTCAGGGCGGTAGTTGTGATCCATCGCGAATCTCAACAGATCTGTACAGAACTCGTCCATGTCTTCCTCATATACAAATGGAGACATGATGTATAAAAGGTATTCATGAATGGTGTCCAGTTTCTTCTTCTGGCTTTCTGCCTGACTTTGGTAGAAGTCATCAATACCCTGCTGGTAGGTTACGCTGATATGGTTGTCTTTTGCGAGTTCTCCTGTCTCTGCCATATATGCCTCTTCTATAACCTCAGTCTCGCTTATCTCTTCAGCGGTTTCTGCTTCACAAGCGGTATCAATACCCTCTGACTCGTTATAGACAGGTATTGCCTCCAAAAGAAAAACAGGCTTCTGTGCCGTTGATTCATTTGTTGCAGTTTGATTATTGCAAGCATGAGTCTTGTTTTTCCACGTCTGCGCTATTCCCACGAAAGCATACTGTACTGCCATATACATTGACCATAGGACTATTACAATCATCATGTAGATGATATAAGCAGGAACAATGCCATTGGGAAGATTTGAGTCTGCCCATTGGCAAAGTGGAATTGAAAGAAGAAGAACTGCAACTCCCGGCAGTATTCTTGTGGAGATCCATTCGAGTCGGATGGATGCCTCCCGTGAAGTGATTGAAGATGGAGAATCTATTTTCATTGTCTTTATGTGTTATTGTCCGTTGTTTCAGGAAACGCGCTGCAAAGTTAAGAAGATTTTTGTACATAGCGTATGGTCTTTTCGTCTGTAGGCCAATGATTTATATTTATTTGTGAATCATACTTGAAGTGAGTATGATTTTCATACTCGACATTTTCCTCCTTTTTCGCAGTTGTTTGATTGCATGACAAAGGTATAACGAAAAATGAGAGCCAATTATGTTGGTTCTCATCTTTCCATGTGTGTGACCTTAAAATAGCATCTTTGGTTTCATTTCTGGAAGAAATAGAACCGAGAAAACTGTTTAGCCCTGTCCGACAACTTTCAACTGCGGAGTTATCTTTGGCTTCAACGTGATGCGATTGATAGACTCTCGCTTGCTTTCGTCTGCCATCGCTGCATAAATCTGAGTGGTGGAAACATTTTTGTGTCCAAGGATGTGCTGGACGGTATAAACACTAGTGCCAGCCTCGACCTGTAGCGAACCGAGTGTGTGACGGCTGCAATGATAGGTTATATGCTTGGTGATACCAGCTGCCTTTAGCCAGTTCTTCAGCGGTGTCTGGGTAAGGCTGTCGTTGAAGCCAATGAACACCTTATCGGTAGGCTTGCGGTTCCCATCATCGTCGTTGAACCCAATCAGTTCCAATGCCTCGTCACTGATGGGATTGTTCACCAGCTCTTTGGTCTTCTGCATACGTAGCGTGACGTACATGCCACCGTCACCGTAGGGCTGAATCTTGTCCCAAGTCAGCTGTTTGATGTCGCTCTTGCGAAGTCCAGTCAGACAAGAGAAGAGGAAAGCCTTTTTCAAGACCTCAGACGAGCATGGCGTATTGGCCAATCTGATAAGTTCGTCCTTGGATAAGTGCTCTTTTTCTGTCGGGATCGTGTCAATACGCTCCAAGAAGCCGTTGGGGTTCTCCATAATCTTGTGTTCCCTGTAGGCGGTATGAAGCACGGCACGGAATGTTGACCAATAGCCAGCTACGCTATTGATGTGCAGTTTGTGCTCTGTGTGGATGGTTTGCGGAGCGTTTAGAAGATACTCACGGAACTTGTTGCACAGGTCTACGTTGATTTCATCGAAACGGCACTTGTCATTGCAGAATCTGGCAAAGTGCTTATAGACGTGCTGCCACTTGCAGTTCTTCTTGTCTGCTTTCTGCTTGAAGTAGGCAAGGAAGTCGCCCTTCATCTTTTCACGGTCAAAGAAATCGTACCTCTCATTCACTATGGACTCATAGCGTCGGCAGCGCAGCGCCTCGGCTTTCTCAGTCATGCGCTCGTTGTAGTCACGCTCGCGCTGGTTCCTGGGTTTGGCAAAGATGTAGATGCCAAGTGACTCATGTCGCTGTACCTTCATGGTTGACTCGTCCCTGTAGCCGGGATAGTAGTCAAGGTAGAAGCTCAGTTGCGTACCTTTCTTTATCTTACGCGTACGCAGGGTTACTGTCTTGCAAATGTTACTCATACTTGTATGAAATTTGTTTTGTTAATAATCAAAGGCTATGCGTCTCATAGCGAGTGCAAAGTAACTGCGTGATGAAAGAGTGACCAACTTACCCATTCATAACTCATGGATAATTGCACTTTCACGCAGTTGATGCTTATTATTGGGCGTTATTGGAGCCTGTAAACCCCGAATTGTGCCAGTCTGCTTGCCATTATTCGGTCTAATTCCTCCTTGACGATGAGGTTCTGGACTCCGACTTTCACCTTAGTGAGATTGTTTGTCTTGACGATAACACAGATGTTACTCTTGGTCATGCCGTACTTATCGGCAGCTTCGGTGGTGGTGTAATAGGCATTACTCGCCTTCAGGTCTGGACGGAAGATGTCGTCAAGATGTTTCTTTGAGTAATAGGTCTTGCCATATTCTCGCTTGGTGGGGATATGGCGGCGATATGCTTGGGTGCGCAGGGATTCTTTGGTCGTGGAATAGAGAGATTCTGCCTCATCCGTTGTGAGCCATTCTGTCAAGGCTTCAATCTCGGCAGAAATTCCGAGGAGCGCATCCATGTGCTTGCGGCTATAATAGTTCTTGCCTGCAATCTTGCAGATGGGTACTTGGTTATTCTTGGCAGAAGTATAGAGCCAAGAACGCTTCACTTTGTAGATTGCCATAACATCGTCTCCAGAGATGTATTCAAGTGGTTCAATGCACTGAATTGAATCCTCTTTTCTCGCTGGCTTACTTGAATCACGTCTTTTCTTCAACGACAGGGAAGAAGAAGTCATAGGCTTGTATGTTGGCAATACTCTATGATAAGGATTGCCAGCAAGCATCATCTCGATGTCTGCCTTACGGACGAATGCCATTCGGCTGCTGATTCGTGATGCAGGAAGTTTTCCCTCGTTTACCAACTTGTAAACATACTGACGGGAGCATCCCATGAGGATGGCAGCCTTGGAGAATGTAAGGTACTCCTGGCTGGCGATGTCTATAACTGGCTGGACAGCCTTCAAAAAGTCCTGTTGCTTCTTCTTGCGCTGAGCCTTTGCCGCCTCGGCACATTGTTCTGAGCAATACCTCTGCGAACCGCTGTTACAAGTGAACTCCTTGCCGCAGAAGGCGCATTTTCTTGTCTTTCTCATTTGACTCCTTTTTATGTGGTTCTACAATCAATTTCATGCAAACAGCCACGGAGTGAACTTTCGTCAATCATTGACAAACCTTGTCAACTCATTCCACGATGTCACGTTCTTCAAATGAGGTCACTTCCTTGCTCTTTTCCCTCTCGTTCATCAGTTAACCGTTGTCCACTCTTGTCAACCTTTGTCAACTCTGTCCACGAGATGGCAAAATAAAAGCCCTCAAAATTCTCCGCGGTAGAAATGCGTTGCAAAGGTAAGCGGATTTTTGAGAACCACCAATTATCCCAAGCGGGTCTAACCATCGGAAATGAAAGGATAGCAAGGTGATGTAATATCACTGATTTACAGTCTATTAGGAATGAAAGCCGATTTTGGATTGGTTCGTTATTCTTTCCTAAATTAGCGGATTGTTTATCCACTTTTGTCTCGTTTTTGTCCCTCGTTGTATTATCTTTGTATCGCAAGTTAAATGCTTGATAATCAGTGATAAAAGAATATATTAACATCAGAAAAGAAAGGAAATAAAATGGGACGAAAGAAGAAGGAAATCCGTTTGAAGGAGCCTGTGCGCATCCGAGAAAAGAAGATAGCAGGTGGCAACATCAGCCTCTATCTTGACATTTACCAAAAGGGATTGAGAAAGAAAGAGACGCTGAAACTCTATCTTGTGCCAGAAATCAACGCTGCTACCAAGTTGCAAAACGCCAATACAAGAAAGTTGGCAGAGCAAATCAAGGCGCAGCGCATTCTTGACATCCAGAGAGAGGGTCTTGTGGATTGGGACAAGGTGAAGAAGTCACGCATGACACTTACCAAGTGGATGGATGACTTTGTGAAGTACAATGCCGAGTTGTCTGAGTCTTCCATGAAGACAAAGCGAAACACTCATGCTCGCATTGACCAATACCTCTTATATATAGGAAAACCAGAGTTTCTGTTGAAAGACGTGGATAAGGAGTTTTGCAAAGGCTTCATTACTTTTTTGAAGACTTGCACCTACAATGATGGAAAGAAACAACTCAGCACCACCACTTGCCGTATGTTCGTCAACTATTTCGGCTCGTCATTGGCAAAGGCAGTAAGGGACGGACTGATTGAGCAAAATCCATTCTTGCTGTTGGAGGCAAAGGAGAAGCCACAGAAGCGAGTGGCAGAGCGTGAGTTTCTGACGATAGAGGAAATAAAGAAAGTGATGAATACACCATGCCGTTATGAACTGGTAAAGAAAGCCTTTCTATTCTCCTGTTTCACTGGTCTGCGATATAGCGACATGAAAGCCTTGAACTGGAGTGAAATCCACAAGGCTGCTGACGGCAAGACAGAATACATTGACCACATCCAAGTCAAGACCAAGGATAGAGTAACCATCCCATTGTCGGAAGAAACAAAGAAGTGGATGCCTAAAAGAGAAGAAGGTATAGACAACATCTTCCACAATTTGACAATCACATCTACAACTGTAGAAGTGGTGCTGAAAGAATGGATGGAGGCAGCAGGAATAACCAAGCATATAACCTACCATTGCTCACGACATACGGCGGCAACTATGCTCCTGACACTCGGTGCAAGTATCTATGTAGTAAGTAAGATACTCGGACACAAGAGCATCAAGATGACGGAGATTTACGCCAAGATTGTTGACAAGAAGAAGTTGGAAACCGTGAACCTCGTGAACGGAATGTTTGACCAAATACCAGTAATACAATGAAGATAGAAATCAAGGAACGTAAGCTGACGGAAGGCAAAAGAGCCTTATATCTGGAATACTACGAGACTGGCTTCCGCAAGAGAGAAAACTTGCACCTCTATCTCTTGCCCGATGATGCCGTTGGTGCTGCAAAGCACAATCGGCTTACATACAACAAGGCTATGGAGATACGAGCAGAGCGCATCCTCACCCCTCCTGTATTGGAGAAAGAGAATGCCAAAAGCGAAGAACAAGGCAACGGCTTGACTTGGCTACAATGGTGCGATGATTATATCAAATGGTCTGTTGATTGTGGCAACTGCAAGAAGATGATAGGTCATAAGAATGTTGTCCGCAAACGTATAGCCACTTATTTACGGAGAGTAGATAAGAAAGACATCCTGCTGAAAGATGTCAGTAAAGATGAAATTTGCGGTCTTTTTGATTATATGCGCAACAAGTATCGCAACAAACGCCAAATCAAGACCAACGGAGGACGGTTGGCTGATTACACATTACTGTTGTTTGAGGAAACTGTCAAAGCGATATTTAACAAGGCTATGCGTGAAGGACTTGTAAAATTCAATCCTGTACACAGTCTAAACAAATTGGAACGCTTCCATGCTCCTGACAAACACAGAGAGTATCTTACGCCCGAAGAACTCACACATTTCCTGGCGGTGGAAGCAGAATGTGAGAATGAACGAACCGTACAACTGGCATTTGGGTTATCATCCATGACTGCCCTTCGCCTTGGCGATATGCAGCATCTGAGGTGGTGTGATATTAAAATGATAGATGGCGTGCCGACAATCAGCATCATACAGCGAAAGACAAAGCGTCCTGCCATTATTCCGCTCAATGAAATGGCACAATCGTTGTTGCCACCTCGGACGGATGACAATCCAGAAAGTCTTGTGTTTCACCTTGTCAAGAAGTCAGACAACGTATCGAAATACGTAAGAAGACTTAAAGAAAAGGCTGGCATAGAAAAGGATTTGACCTACCATTGCTCACGGCATACGACAGCATCGTTGGCTATCTCAGCAGGAGCAGACATATCAGCAGTGAAGGATGTTTTGGGACATGGAAGCATCACTTCAACCGAAGTTTATGCAAAAGTGGCTCTTGAAAAGAAGATAGAGGCGGTCAATCTGTTTAATGGCGTGTTTGATTGAGACATACAGCAGAGTGCGAACAATGGGGAAGTCTTACTTCTTCCCTTTTGTTGGAAAATTGCCGTCAGGCTGTATTCAAAAAACGCTTGTGTTCAAATAAACCTAAAATCCGCAACTATCATCCAATACACGATTAAGGGTAGATTTATGAGTCGTTAGTAGCAGCTTTCAGTAAAAAGCAACAGCACAACATCAATATGTAGCCACCATCCCCTTACCCCACAATGCGACTTGAGGCAATACGCAGATTAAAACCATAAGGAACGGACTTTATCCGAATCCAGTTTTGAAGGGTTTTGCATAAGCTCGGTTCTCTGTGTAGATATTCAGCACGTATTGCCTTGCAGTCAAGATCCACTTGGCAGGTACGGAGATGAATCTGAAGACAAAAGCCTTTATGCGACTCGTTTCCTTGAGCCCGAAAGCCTTGGTGTCAAGCTTGCTAATGATGGTCTTATAGAAATTGTGTATCAATGCCGTAAGCAGAAGGAATACGGTGTTCTCTGACATGAACGACTTGGGGAGCCTGTTCCAGCCGAATCCGTTGTTCATATCATCGACTTAAATAAAAAACATTTATTATATCTTATCGTATTTTTTCTGTTCGGTAACTTGAATGCTTTTGGACAATCAATTAACATTTCAGGAAGGATACTTAGTCAAGGTACACAAGATGCTGTTGAATATGCTAATATTGTTCTATTTAAACAGGATTCTATATTTTTACAAGGAACTACAAGTGATTCTATTGGGAGATTTGAATTTATGAACCTTTCTCCGAATGATTATGTATTGTCAGTATCTTGTATGGGTTTTGAGCCTAAAAAGATATTGCTACAAAATCTTGCTGAAACAGTAGAAATAGATGTGTTCTTGAATGAAAGTGCACTGTCCCTTGGTGAAGTTGTTATTTCAGCTTCATCTACAATAAGCAAAATAAATCAGCGAATCGTTTTTCCGACAAAATTACAACTTAGTCATTCGGCAAACGGAATGCAACTATTAAATACAATGATGCTTCCGGGAATAAACATCAATCCGATGGCAAACACGATTTCATCTTCCGACGGTGGAAAAGTCATTTTGCAGATTAACGGCGTAAATACCACGCCGGAAGAAATTCAGACCTTGCAACCCCGCCAAATCAAGCGGATAGAATATTCGGATTATGCAGGTATCCGATACGGACATGCTTCCAAAGTTATCAACTACGTGGTAGTAAGGGATGATAAAGGCGGTGTTGTTGGTGTGGATTTGATGAACTCGCTGAATATCCTTGCAGGGGGCGATGTTTTCTTTGCCAAATTCAACAAAGGAAAATCGGAATATGCTTTGAACTACACCGCAGCGTTTCAACGCATCAACACGAATAACAGAAATCGCACAGGTAGTTATCAGTTTGAAAATTCATCCCCTATATTGAGGGAAGAAATCAGTGCCGGAGGTGATTATTCGTACCAAATGCATGATTTTTCGCTGACATACAACTATCAGCAGAGCGATTCGGCTTTTTTCAATGCCAAGTTGAAATATAATCTGAGCAATCAGCCTCACAACGATTTCAACAGTTTTCTAAAAGAGAATGGCACGGACAAAGGGTTGATTTTTGACGGAAGTCAGCAAAAAATTAATGTTCCTACCATCGACTTGTATTACCAGTATGGTTTACCCAAAAATCAGAAAATATATGCTAATGTGGTGGGGAGTTATGCGAACGCAGCATCTTCGCGGAATTACTGCGAATACAACGATGTTGATACTCTTTTCAGCGAACGTTCGGAACTGTTTTCCGATAAATATTCACTGATTGCCGAAGGCATATACGAAAAAGGATTTGCCCATGGAAATTTGAAATTCGGGATAAAACATATTCAGTCGTTTACAGAGCAGACAATTAATCAGGGCGAGGAATTCAAATCGGATTTGAATCAGGCGGAATCGTCGGTTTTTGCAGAGTGGTTTTATAGTAAGGGCAAATTCAGCTATAGCTTGGGACTTCGCCTGAATCGCCTGCATTTTTCCAATGTATCTGTTACCAAAAGCTATTACCATTTCTTACCCAAAGCGATGGTTGGCTATCGGTTCAGTGATAATTCTTTTATCCGGTATGATGCGGAGATGAGTCAAACGAATCCAACCCTGATGGAGTTGGCCGACACGGAAATCCGTCTTGACTCGTATCTTGCCGAGAAAGGGAATCTGTTGCTTCAACCGTACCTGAATCTGAATAATAATTTATATTACGAAAACAGAAAAGGGTTGTTCGCTTTCAATGCAAGCCTGCATCATCACTACAAACACAATCCTATCATGGAATCGAAAAGAGAACATGGAAATGTGTTCCTGACAATGCCCGAAAACATGAAAGATTGGAATAAGTATAATGCGGAGATAACATTGAAAGTAGGGATGATAAAAAACTTCCTGCAATTTTCGGTTACAGGAGGCTTCAACCACTTTGACAGTCGTGGGAACAACTATTCGCATACCCATTCTAATTTTTATTACAGGGCAGATGTTTTGGCAATGTATAAGAAATGGATGCTGATAGGCCAGCTACAGCCTTTTGACGAAAGGTTATACGGCGAAACCGTCATAAAGGATGGTAATTATCACTACTTGGCTATCCGGTACAATGCGACTAATTTTTCTTTTGGCATAGGTGCGTTCAATCCGTTTAAGAATGTTTCCCGAACCATTATGGAAAACAAAAATGCACAAGCGCCTTTCCGAAGAGAAAGTTTTAGCGATGCATCCCGAATTCTCGTTGCCACGCTCACTTGGAATTTTAATTTCGGAAAAACTCATCTTGTCGGTACTAAATCGCTGAATAATCAGGATACCGACTACGGAATCAAAGGAAGTTATAAGTAAGATTAGGTGTTGATTTCAACAAATTCTGTATTATGTATTTCTGGCAAATCTATCACTAATTATCTTTCAGCGACATGTTGTTGCTTCGCGTTCACTGAATCCTATCGGAATTCAGTGAACGCCTTTGTGTGTCGTCAACTGACGATATCATCCTTTTTTTTACTCAAAATCAATAAAAATGAAAGATAAGATAAAAAACATTGCAGAAAAATTAGAACATCAAATCAGGATGCATGAACTCGATTTAAATGACAGGATTAAAGATATTCCTCAAATAATATTGCTGTTGGAACAGGGGTTCTCGGAATTGAAAGAAATAGTTTCGTTTTATAAGTTCAAAAGTGAAATGGATGAAATATTCTTTTTCAAGATAATAAAACCCAAGTTTTTTAGTAAACTAATCTATTACAGGAAAGTGTATAACATCGAAATGATGCGCCCCAACGGACAAGATTGTGTGCTGAAAAATTATTTCATCAATGAACTGAATCAGTTAGAGTATTTACTATCAATTGTCTCATACTGGGCCGCCATGTTCAATCAATGGATGAACCGATATTCGATATTTGCACGGTAAAGTTCCCTTACCTAAAAAATTGGGCATTTCAAGATAATCGTGAGGAAGAACGTAATGGCAAACTTATTTCATGTACGCTGGATTTGCGGAAAGGCGATCCGTTTTTGGAGACAGAAATTGAAGATGGAATCAAAATAGCTTTAGTGCCTTATTCGGAGTACATACCTGCACGTTACGATACAACCGTTGCCCAAAATACCTATTTGCGAGTTTCTGCTAATAAACCTATTCCAACGAATAGGCTGATGCAACTTGTTTTTGAGTTTTCTCAATTTCTATCTATTGCACTTTTCAGTAATCAATCGCCATGTAAGATAGAGTTGAGAATCCGACAAGAACCGAGAAGATGGGCATTTCTTTTATATGAAATGGAACCATCCACACCCCCTTATAAAGTGCCATTAGTTAAATATGATAGATTGGCAGACAAAGTACCATTGATGTTATTTGCATGGCATGCAAACTTTGAGCAGTTATCACCTATCTGCAATTATCTGATTCGGTCGTTACAACATAACCGTTTTTTCGATGCTCCCGATTTTCTGATAATAGCACAGGCATTGGATGGCTACTATAAACGCTTCGTCAATAAAAAAGATGGTAAGGATATTAAAAAATATCAATTACAAATAGAAAGGTTATTAGAGCAGTTCAAGGCTGTTTATATGTTACAGGAGTGTCGAATTGATGCAGAAGAACTGACGCAATCCCGACATAAATATTCGCATTTGATTCCCGACGATGATAAAATGGTTAGCAAGGCAGTTGCAGGGGATGATTTATATGATTTGACGCAGAAATGTATCGTTCTATTAACCTGCTGTATTTTGGACAATATCGGATTGACAACAGATGAAATAAATATCTGTTTTAAAGATTCAGCCATACAGCAGATTGTCCGAGATTTGCCGCCGACATTTGATTGAAAAGAATATATCCAGCCCTCATGCTTAAGTATGAGGGCTTTTTATTCCATATTCCCCCCCCCAAAAAATGTCAATTTATGTCATCTCATTTTTATTGTCTTTTAATAGCATATTATGAACATTCATTTCTATCAAAGAAATTCGTATATTTGGATGTAAAATGAATTTTGATATGGATATAGAGCAATTGGCAACAAGTACTATTAAACTGTTAATAGCAAAAATGTCTTTATTATCTGCATATATTGCTGAAAAAGACAAAGAGCCATTGTGGGATGGGCACATCTACATTTACACCAATAAATCAAAAAAGAATGAATCGCTATATGGGCGAATTCCCGTTCAAGTCAAAGGAGAACGAGTTAAGTCCATAAACAAACCTACGCTAACTTTTCATGTACCCATATCTGATTTGAGAAGTTATCGCACTCTCGGTGTTTTATATTTGGTTGTTGGAATAGATGATAATAGTGATACTAAGTCTTATTATTCACTATTACAGCCAATCAAAATAAAGAAATTATTAGCCAATAAAGGTGGTCAGCAAGGAACTAATATTAAATTGAAGGAATTACCCAAAGATGAACATGAGTTGGTTGCTGTACTGATGAATTTTTTTGATGATTGTAAAAAGCAAGTTAGTTTTGTTGATACTCCAACTTTAAAATTGGAAGATTTTAAAACGCATGAAACATCAATCAATGTTACATGTTTTGGTGATTCTCCCGATTCTCTATTTGATTATATATTTAATCATGAGGTATGCTTATATGCCAAACCTCCTTTAGATATTTATCCAGATATACCTCTTGATACAGTTAATTGTCTTCAACTGGAGAGGACAATAGAAAAATCAATTACAATTAAAGGAAAAACTCATTATTCGCTGTATCATCTGGTCTATACCAAAAGTGGGAAGTATCTCCAAATTGGGAAAAGTATTAGATTTAACATAGGCGAAAATCTCAAAGCAGACTTTAATTTGCAAGGGACACTATCTGAACAAATTACAGATATGTCCTTTTTGTTGGATTTTTTTCAAGCAGGAGAGGTTACATTAGGAGATGCAACAATTCATCAAGATCCTACAAAGATAGACGAAGAAATAACGCCTCGAATAGCTGAATTTCAAGAACATTTAGAATATCTAAAAAATATTCAAAAAGTTCTTGTCGCATTAAGTGTAAAAGACGAATTAGTTATTGATTACAATGACTTTAAACCAGAATATCGCGAGAAAATAACTCTTTTAATTGATGTCATTTTAAGAAAGAAGCGCTGTTTTAATAAGGGTCTAAATGATGCTTCTCCGTGTTTGTGTGGGCTCCAAATATTTAATTTATATATTCCTGTCGTTTTTGTAAAAGGGAAAGGCAAGCAGTCAGATATGTTTATCAACATTTTTGAGCAAGAAGTTAATGTATCCATATCACGCAGCAATGGGGAGACATATCCCATATCTAAATATGTATTATTAGAACAAATAAATTATAAAGAACTTCCGCCTCAATACTATGATCGTATAATATCCTCTTTTAAGCAGAATATTATGGATTGTCCAATATTGGCAGATCGCTTAAACTATTCGTTGTTGGATATGCTACGAGCATATGATAAAACTGCGAATCCGAAACTACTTGATTTATGTATAAACTTTTCTAAATGGTTGTTAGAAAATGCTAATGAACTGCCGTTGCCAATTAGACAATTAAACTATTTGCAATCTGTAAAACGACTTCGACTTTTAACTGGCTCAGAATTAAGTATTATAAATGACATTATTCAAAATGACACTGACCCTGAACATAAAATAGCCGCTTATTTACTTTGTGATAATCAGGTGCAAGCACAAGTATTGTTCAATACATTGGATGATCAAGAAAGATTTAGGACATTTCCCATTTATCAATTGCTTAATGCGTAAGCTTTAATGTTAATTTAATATGGGATTTTATCATCTACCCACGAATAAATACCCCAATTAACACCCCTCCCCCTATTTGGTTTGGAAAACGAAATTCGGGGAGGGATTTTTTATAACAGATTATCGAGAAAAATTGCAGACTGAATACAAAAGCCACAGACAGGATGATTAGTTTAATCATTTACTAATCATCTAATTTGTAGAGTTATGCAATTGAGACAATCCATGCGTCGGGCAGCCAAGATGCGGCTTGCACTGGCGGGAGCTTCGGGTTCGGGCAAGACCTATTCGTCGCTTCTGATCGCTTACGGAATGACAGGCGACTGGTCTAAAATCGCCGTCATTGATTCCGAGAACTGCTCGGCAGACCTTTATGCCCATCTGGGCGGTTATCAAGTCCTCACCCTCGAAAACTATGCTCCCGAAACCTACATCGAGGCCATCGGCATTTGCGAGCAGGCAGGAGCCGAGGTAATCATCATCGACAGCATCTCCCATTGCTGGGACTATCTGCTGGATTTCCATGCCAACCTGCAAGGCAACTCCTTTGCAAACTGGGCCAAGGTTACACCCCGTCAGAACGTCTTTATCCAGCGGATTCTGACATCCTCTTGTCATGTTATCTGTACGATGCGTTCCAAGCAGGATTCTGTGCTCTCGGACAAGAACGGCAAGATGGTTCCAGAGAAGGTGGGCTTGAAAGCCGTACAGCGCGACAACGTGGATTACGAGTTTACCGCAGTCCTCGATATAGCCATGAACCACAAGGCCATTACGTCCAAAGACCGCACGGGACTGTTCACGGGGCGTCCCGAATTCCTCATCACGCCTGCTGTGGGGCAAGCCATCCTCAAATGGTGCAACATGACACAGCCAGCACAACCGAATGTTCAACCTCAAACTCCCTACCACCATGTACCCAGCGTTTCAGCCTAACCCCGAATTTGCCGTCGGTCTGAACTCCGACAGCCCTTTCCTCGATAGACCTGCCGCAGAGGGGACAACGACCGTAGAGGAACAACCCGCAACACCTATTGTTCCTTTGGGTGTACGGCATAACCGCCATTTTATCGAGGCCAACACCAAGCCCGTCGATATAGCCCATTTGAGAACGGATTGCGTCGTTCCCGTATTCAGCAAGGACAACGAGGTGACCATCTCCCACCAGAGCTTTATCGAAACGGTGTTAGGTGCTGCACACCGTATGTTCCCGCAGGAGGTAATCGACGCGCCCGATATAGTCGTGTCCCATATCATCAAGGGACGGATTCCCGAAGCTATCCACAAACCCGTGAATCAACTCTTGGAAACCGACAAGACCATCTATTACGAACGGATGGCTTTCTGTTTTGAGATACCCACGATTTACGAGGATGTGGCAGGAAACAGACTGAACCTCTCAATAGGAGGAGTAAGAGCCTACAACCACGAAAACCTCTATTCCAAGAAGACAGTGGAGAAATTCAAGGTCTTTATTGGATTCAAAAACCTCGTGTGCTGTAACCTCTGCGTATCGACCGATGGATTCAAAAGCGAACTGCGGGTGATGGGCGTGCAGGACTTGTTCGATGCCTCCTTGCGCCTGTTCCGAGAATACGATGCCGAACGTCATGTAAAGCGGATGGCCGCAATGCAGGAACGACACCTTACCGAACACCAGTTTGCACAATTGATAGGTAAGACACGATTGTATCAATATCTGCCCACAGCCGAGAAACGACAGCTTCCCGCAGTGGAATTTACGGACTGCCATATCAACGCGGTTGCAAAGGCGTACTACACGGACGAGAACTTCTCACGAGGGGACAATCCAGAGATTGATTTGTGGAGAGTTTACAACCTCTTTACGGGAGCCAACAAGTCGAGTTACATAGATACGTTCCTCGACCGTTCACTGAACGCTACCGAACTGATCACGGGTATAGGCAGGGCCATCGAGGGCGATACCGAATATAAGTGGTTTGTAGAGTAAGTAAATAAATCAAAAGCATAATTTTGTTTTAACGCAAACAAGATTATGCTTTTGTTTATTAGAGATATTTGATTAGATTTGTTAAAAATATCTCCTTTACATGAAACAGAGAGTTGCAGCAAATAACAAGAGTATTGATAATGCTGGGATTACATCTGATTATAAACAGGCAATCGCAGAATTAATATGGAATGGATTCGATGCAAAAGCAACGAAAATTAATATTTCGTTTGCTGCAAATGAATTGGGATATATTGCAGGATTAACCATCTCGGATAATGGAGATGGCATTGATTTTACATCAATTACAAATACGTTTGGAGCATTTCTGGATTCTCAGAAAAAACGTACTTTCCAACGAACTTCAAATACCCGTGGTAAAAAGGGAAAAGGTCGTTTTTCTTTCATTGCATTTGCAAATAAGGCATTATGGAGAACTCGCTATTTGAATGATAATGAATTATTGCAATATGATATTTTGATTCAAAAAAGTAGCAAAGAATATTATGATGACACCAATCATATTGTTGTAGATAAAGATTTAGGAACAGGAACTGACTTGTATTTGTCTGAATTAGACAATAAGTTTAGTGCTAATAATATAACGAATAAAGAATTTATCGATTATATCTCTAAAGAATTCGGCTGGTTTCTATATCTTAATAAGGATCGTAACTTTGCTATTTGTATCAATGACGTTCCAATTGACTATGAATATTTGATTAAAGAAACAGATTTGGTTTCTTGGAGCTATGGTGATTATTTCTTTAATATTACATTTATCCGTTGGGCTGAAAAAATAGGTGATAAATGTTACTATTATTATATAAATAATCAAAAATATGAAATAGCGAAAGAGTTAACTTCTTTTAATAATAAATCCATTGATTTTTATCATAGTGTATATGTAGAATCCGCTTACTTTGACAATTTTGAAATAGAAGAAAAGCCCCATCCCAGAATCGATGGAATAAAAAATCAGTCTGATACAACTTATAAATGGCTCAATAAACAATTAAAGTCTTATATTGCCCAACGACAGAGAATGTTTATTCGAGAACAAGCTGCAGATAAATTAATTTCAAAATATGAAAAGAACGGAGTTATACCACAATTTAAGAATAATCAGTATGATAAAGATCGGAGAAATGATTTAGTCAATACGATCCGAGATATATATTGTATTCAACCTAAAATATTTCAAGGATTGAATGTTGAACAAGGAAAAACCTGCGTAGGATTTCTTAATCTTCTATTAGATACTGATGAGCGGGAAAATATATTGAATATTCTTGAAGATATAGTTAGGCTATCCAACGAAGAGCGGCTGCAATTAGCTCAAACCTTGAAGAGAACCTCTTTGAATAAGATTTTACGCACTATTAAGATGATAGAGAATCGTTGTGCAGTGGTGGAAATGTTAAGAGCGATTGTCTATGATTTGACTAAATTTGCGACAGAACGAAATCATATTCAACAAATCATCGAGGATAACTATTGGCTGTTTGGAGAACAATTTAATCTGGTCTCAGCAGATAAGCCATTTGAGCATGCGCTATCTGAGTATCTTTACATTTTAGATGGCGAAAAAAAATCTCCACAGGCTATTAAATCTAATGAACGAAAAAGGAGACCCGACATTTTCATTTGTAGAAAAAGAGGTGTCGATGACACAAATGATTTTTCATCTATTTTGGATGAAAATATAATCGTTGAATTAAAACGGCCCTCTGTCATTATTGGGAAAGAACAATTTCGACAGATTGAAGATTATTTAGATTTAATCAAACGGGAAGCAAAATTTAACAGCCAATTACGAAAATGGAAATTTATCGTTGTTAGCAATAAAGTGGATGACTATATATTAGAACAATATGATTCTTTCAAATCTTATAACAAAAGATTTTTAGTACATATCAAAGAGCAATTTGAAATATATGCCATGACTTGGGATGATATATTTCAAGCATTTGATATAAAGCATCGATTTTTGTTGGATAAGTTAGATATAGATCGAGTTGCAATACAAGATGAGTATAATTTAGGAAACTTATTATTAGATCAAGCTAGCGCGACTCGCCTGACACGACAAATTAAAGGCTTACAAGTGAATTGATTTTTTTTAATTTGAGAAGAATACTCTTGTTGTTTCACGACGGCAAGGGTATTTTCTTTTACGGAAGAACAAAGCGGATAGATACTTAATAGATTCGAGAAGTGTCTGAAACAATGCACCTTATATTCTGCAATGTTGTCACTCTTGCAGAAATACGGACTTTATGAGGACTGGAGTGTGATAATCTGATACAACTGACTGACAGGATATAGACTTTTGAAGGTTATGCAGGCATAAACTCCAAATCTTTTATCCCAATCTATAAAGAACAAAGTTGTGAATCCATAAGCCGAGCTATTGCATGGAAACTTTGTTTTGACGAATTTTGATACGGCAACAGCACCCGAAAGGGTAAGATGTTTTGCAATTTCCACTGAATATGCTACTTTTGCAGTAACATATTGAATACACGGAAAGTGTAGCTTGTTCTCGTTAAGCGAATCTGACAGTTCAAAAGACAAGAGAATAGGCGAACATCTACCGCGTCATATCCTTACGGATAGGCGCGGGGCTGTTGCTTATTATATTGTCAAGGTTTTGTCAGAACCCGCTTAACTATAATAGGCTTCGGTCCTGCGCTTTCTTTTACCTATAATCGCTATCGAGGGACGGATGGTCAGACTTGACAATGAAAAAGTTGTTCCTATTCGTTGCTGTTTTTATGGCAATTAGTGGTGAATCCTGCTCCAAACAAGAGAGTACGCCACAAGAAGACCCTTACCTTACGGTATTTCCTACAAAACTCGATTTCCCATACGAAGGAGAAACTATCGAGGTGCTTATTCAATCGAATGCGCCACTCAATTTTGCATGGTCGCCTTCACCCACTAAGCCCGATTGGCTGAAAATGTCAGCAACAGATTCTGGGTTTAGTTTTTCTGCATCGGAAAATAAAAGTTTTGGTGCTCGTGGTGCAATGCTTATGATTTACACAAATGAAATCAATGGCAAAGTCAGCCAAAGGCACATTGACTTCTATCAAATAGGGAAACCTCAAAACTAATTCACTTTAATTTCTCATTTTTAATTCTTTTCAACTATGAAAAAACTGTTTCTTATTGTGGCCGCTATGTTCGTGGCATTTTCATTCTCGGCTTGTTCCGATGACGATGAAAATGGAGGTGGTAGCAATACCAGCATTGTAAGTCAGATTATTCAACAAGGCGAAGGCAGCGAACCGTTTGTCTGGAAATTTGAATATGATGCCCAAGGTCGCATAGCAAAAATCTATTCCGATGATTTCTCCACGCTCTTTTCGTATGCCACAGGACGTGTCGAGATAACAGAACGCTATGATGGCGAGGATTATATTTACTCGGCAACATTGAACGGACAGGGATACATCGTAACATTAAACGATATTGATGGCAGTACCTCTAATTATTCTTATGATAAGAATGGCTATCTATCTAAACTCACTTGGGGTGATGATGGCAATTTGCAATGTACTTGGAATAATGGTAATCTCGTTAACGAACATCGAACTGGAAGTGATCCAATGGAATATAATTACGAATACACCAATTATCCAGCAAAACAAAATATCGATATTTTTGCTTTCGTTTATGGCTACTGCCATGTAGACGATCCCGAATATTTAGGAGTGGGCGGTTTGCTTGGTAAGAAAAATGCTCATTTGATAAAATCGAGTACTTCGCAATCCGAGGCACACGTTACGTTTAGTTATGAATTAGATGGCAATGGAAATCCGACAAAAGTTACAATGACATCTGAATCCGAAACGACGACTTATAAGATTCTCTACAAATAAGGAGTATTAGTTGAAATCATAGGACAGACTTGGAAAGGCGGTCTATAATTAACTGCTCTGCCCAAGTTTGTCCTTTTTATATTACTTGCATATTCCATAAATTTTTCGTATATTTACATCATAATCAAAGATTTAATCACACTATAAATTTTAGCTAAAATGAAAAGAAAAACACCAAGAATTGAATGAACAGCAGGCACGGAAACGAAAGAAGGCATGGAATTATCCTATGTCGCCAAATCCGTAAGTTACGACGATGATTTTGCAATGACGCTTATCGTTGCCCGAAAAAAAGATAATCCTACACCCGTAGAGTTTTGATACATGTTTGCTTTGGATATAGACCCAGCACAAGAGGTATCCATGACTTTTCAGAAACGAGGGCGAGGGTTTAGAGGCATGTCTTTTCTGATAAATCCAGCAATCGAAATACCAGCAATGACCTTTCCCAATATCGTAACATTTTCAGAATCTTCTGCAACCTTGAATATGCTTCAAACACATATTGACAGCGATACAATCATATTCGACTATACGACAAGAGAGGGCAAGCAAAGTGTATTCAAATTTCCGCTGGCTGGATTCAACGAGAAATATTTAGAGCAGTTCATATAAGAGATATATCCTCGACTTAGGTCGAGGATTTTGTTTTGTGTGCACAAATTACTAAATTTGAATACTGACCATTGTAAATTGAACCGTTATGCCTCCTGTTATATATCCTGATATTACCTCTATTAAGAAGATGAATTTAATGGAGGGAGAACGTATTGTATTGAATTTTTTGTGGAAGCATCTTGCCTCTGATTACGAAGTCTATTATAAGCCCTTTATTAACGGAGACAACCCTGATATTGTAATTATGCGTAGAAAATGCGGAGTTGTTTTAATTGAAATATGCGATTGGGATTTGGATAAATATACCGTCAGAGAGGATGGGAGTTGGGTGGAAAAAAGTAATGATGGGGACTGTAAAGATTCGTTATGGGTATCGCCATTTGAAAAATTAACTAATTATAAATCTAATCTCGTTAATCTTCACTGTAATAAATTTTTTGAACAAAATATAAAGGGTAATAGAATCTGGAGCACAATAAGTCGGATGGTTTATTTTCATAATGCGACACAAGAAAATGCGCTTCAATTTTGCAATCAAAAAGGATGTATATTACCAGAACAAGGCTCTGCAAAATATCGAGGAATATTCGGTAAAGATGGCTTAACGGATAAAGCACTTAATGACTATTTTAGTGTACTACACATGAATAAGCCTAATTCTGTATTTAATGATGAATTATACCACGATATTCAACGCTATCTTAGGCCGCCGCACCATGAGATAGATGAAGGACTTGACATTCATTATACAAAAGAGCAATTGCAGTTAATTCCTAGCATAGCCCAAGCCCGACAAAAAATAAAGGGCGTTGCAGGATGTGGCAAAACATTAGTATTGGCTAAACGTGCCGTTAATGCATATATTAGAACGAAACAGCCTGTTTTAATTCTGACCTTTAATCTCGCACTTAAGAATTACATTCGAGATAGAATTGCAGACGTGAGGGAGAATTTCGGTTGGGAAAACTTTTATATCACGAACTATCACCAGTTTTTTAAGGAGCAAGCAAATAAATATAATTTAGCGGTTCATTCTGTTGAACCATTTGATGATGTTCATTTTTTCGATTGTGTCAAAAATAGAATAAAGCCGTTTGCCGCAATTTTTATTGATGAAATACAAGATTATAAGCAGGAATGGATAGATATTATCGTAGAGAATTTTGCGGACAAAGAAACTGAGTTAGTTGTTTTTGGCGATGAGAAGCAGAATATATATGAAAATGCATTGATTGAAGAAACAGAATCAAAACAAAGAGAATTGATTACCCGAGGAATTGCAGGGAAATGGAACCGATCATTGCGAACGACTTTTCGGTTGGGAAATGAGATTGCAACATTGGCAAAAGCATTTCAAATAAATTTTTTGCAGGAAAGGTATTCCATTGACGAGATGTCTATAATGCAAAGTTTTAATTTTGAAGGCCGCATATTGGAATATTATCATGCAGCAAGTGCTATCTCGGCTGATTATATTGTCGATTTAATCTATAAATTAACGAGGTTATACGATATTCACCCATCCGATGTTGCCGTATTGGGTAGCACGATGGAATATATGCGGGAGGTTGATTATAGTATTAGAACCCGTTATAAGGAAAATACCTCTATCACATTTGATACAAAAGAAGAATACGAACAAAATAATTTTCAACGTAATGATGGTAAATGTAGAGCACGTAAAAATCATCTTATATTGCGGTCAGGAACTATAAAACTATCAACTATTCATAGTTTTAAAGGCTGGGAGATACATACTGTTGTACTTATAATCGAAGATAGTGAGCGTGTGAATCCAGAGTTAATATATACGGGATTAACACGAGCCAAGCAGAACTTGATAATCTTTAATTTAGGAAATCAAACTTATGATGGGTTCTTTTCTTCAAGAATGCATAGTCAAGTAATTCCCATGCTCGATAATGAGGATAACAAACGCTAATATAAGAATACTCCAGCCCGACGAAATCTTCGTGTTCGGCAGCAATCTTGCAGGTCTGCATGGCGGAGGTGCTGCACGGTTGGCATATCAAAAATTCGGTGCTGTCTGGGGACAGGGTGTCGGATTGCAGGGGCAGAGTTATGCCATACCGACTATGCAGGGCGGGGTGGAAACAATCCAGCCCTATGTGGACGAGTTTATCGAGTTTGCAAAGCAACGTCCACAACTGAAATTCTTGGTGACGGAAATCGGTTGTGGGATAGCGGGTTTTAGTCCATCCGAGATTGCTCCGCTGTTTGAACAGGCAAAAGAGGTGGAAAATATTTACTTGCCCGAACGGTTCTGGATGGTTTTGAAATGACTTGCGAAAAGGTTGATGTTGGATAGAGAGCGGTTCTAATCGCGGCTGTATGATTGTTTGAGGGCAGAAAAGTTGTAAATTTTCGAGGAAACTTTTGCAAGTTTGAGAAATTTGCTTACCTTTGCACTCGCAATGAAACCGAAATGGGTATCGTTCTTTGCAAAAACGACTGTGTAAACCACGTTGTAAACCGAACTGAAAAGGTCGGGTGTCAGAGAAAAAGATTAAGTTTCGTAATCATTTGTAAATGTGTTTTATAACACAATGGGATGGTGCCATAGCTCAGTTGGTAGAGCAAAGGACTGAAAATCCTTGTGTCCCCGGTTCGATTCCTGGTGGCACCACGAAGAATCACAGCAAAAAGATGAAAACCTCTGAATTTCAACGAATTCAGAGGTTTTCTTTTTGTTTCAACTGTGCAAAACATGCAGATTTAGGAATTTCAATCGTGCCAAATTCGTGGCTTTTTTTTGAGCCACTGAAAAAAGCCACGATTTGATATGTAAAGCACAGATATTCACTTATTTGCATAGCGTGCGTTTCATCAAACATTAGCACTTTTGTACCACAAAAAATGTATGTAAGATGAAGCATGAAACAATGAAAATCCTCTTCGTTATCAAGAAGAGCAGCTTGCTGAAGAACGGCGAAGCACCTATCGTAGTCCGTGTTACTATCAACGGAGTGTCTGACGAGGTACGCATACAGCGTAGCGTATTGCCTCGTTTGTGGAACCAAGCCCGTGGCTGCTGTAAAGGCAGAGACAGGGTTTCAATCGAACTGAACGATTACATCGAATCTCTCAAAACCAAGATTCACAACCTTCACAAAGAGTTGTTACTTGAAGATGCACTTATCACTCCTTCACATCTATTGAAACGCTTATTTAATAAAGGTGATAAGCGAACCTTCCTCAATACAATGGAAAAGGAAATTAAAGCAATGGAAGCACTTATCGGTATCGAGTATGAGAAGATAACCATCAACCGATATTGGAATTGCTACCGTTGCTTGAAGGCTTGTGTTCAATCTTTCTATGAAAAGGAGGATATTGTCTTTCCAGAACTTTCCCGTGACTTTATTATCTATGTCGAGCGACACATGCGTCTTGAAAAGCGTCTTTGCCAAAATACATTGGTGAGATATATGAAGTGTTTCAAGAAATTCGTCAATATGGGACTTAATATGGGTTGGATGAGAATCAATCCATTCGCCGGCATACAATATCGCCAGCAGGAAAATGATCCTACATTCCTGACTCTTGAAGAGGTCAAGACAATAGCAGGCATGGAATTTCCTGTAGCCCGACTAAACATTGTTAGGGATATGTTCTTGTTCAGTTGTTTCACAGGTCTTGCATTTATAGATGCAAAGGAGTTGAAACGCACTGAAATCATTAAGGACAACAATGGCAAGATGTGGATTAGAAAAGGTCGTCACAAGATGAAAAAGGAGAAGGCAAGATGTATCAGTAATGTCCCTCTTATCACTCCTGCCATAGAAATACTTGATAAATATGAGGATCATCCAACCTGTATTGAAAAGGATGTCTGTTTACCTTTGTTCTGCAATCAGACGATGAACTCATACCTGAAACAAATTGCTACGCTTTGCAATATTGACAAGAATCTGACCACACATGTGGCCCGTCATACATTTGCCACGACCATAACTTTGGCTAATAAAGTTTCGTTGGAGAATGTTGCAAAGATGATGGGGCACGCATCTACCCGTATGACTCAACACTATGCAAGGGTGTTGGATCAAACCATTATGAGTGATATGGAAAAGGTTCAGATATTATTATAATAAATAGATTCGAAGCCGAGTTCACCAAACCACAGGCAAAGGTAACTCGTGTTCTGTTCGTCCAAGCAAGGTCAAGCCCTGCGGGTGTCGTGGAAAAATCATCCTCGCCCCGTAGGGCTTCTGTATTTTTCCACACAACCTTGCCTGACGAGAACACGACCTTTTAGAGCCTGTAGTTTGGGAACTCCGGCCCCGAATAGCCGGACTAACAAGAAATATAATAATGTTATGTCACAAGCAGTATTAAACAACAGTCAAGCAGTCGGTCATACCGACCTGCTATCAGGTATCTTGAAGGTACAAGTGAGAAACGAGGAGAAGATTACGGAGCAAGACCGTATCTATTGCCAGAATCAGCAGGACGAGCTTTACAAGACGCTCGACCAGATTGCCTGGTGGTACAACATCTTCAAGAGAGAAGCCGAGAAGTATGAAGGTAAAATCAAACTCAAGCACGAGCCGAACGGTAAGATTACCACAAGCAGCTATGACCTCCACTATCGGTACAATAATGACGAGAAGGATTATACCCATCACGAGTTTACTCCTTTCAAGAACATCAATGATTTGGTGGATAGCCGTCATAACGCTATCAGGAACTTCATCAGCCGCATCATCGGCTATTTCAACAACACCTACAGCGTCTCTGTTGAAGCTCCAAAGATTGATGAGAAGACTCTGCCGATAGACTTCCGACCTGTATATAATACCTATGTAGATGTGGTTATCGAACATCTCGGAGGCAAGAGTTTCCGAGATACTGCCGAGGAGGAGCTGATCAAACGATTCCTTGAAACGGTGAGACCATCTAATTGGAGCAAGGTGAAGCCTGAACTGAAGAAGGACAAAATCATCTTCCCCGATATTGTTACTTGGGACTCTTTCCATTACGAATACTACAAGGATTATAAGTTCTCATACGAAACAGACCGTAAGGTTAGCCGCTTCTGTGAAGGTATTGCCTTTGGTGCAGACGATGTACTTTGCGGAAGTATCGAGATGATTATGGGGCTTGACACCAGAGATGTAGATATTTCCCGATGGTATGACCTGACAACGACCAATGCCGTAAGTCTCAAATTTTACGGAAACACCCGCATCGATGTCAAGTTCAAGGACAGTGCTGCGGCAGAGAGCTGTTTCAAGCGACTTCGACTAAATGAAATCAAACTAAGAGACGAGAACTGATGACCACACGATATGTATGACACTCCGTAGGTACTGCCTGCGGGGTGTCTTTCGTTTTTATCCACTTCAATCATTACAGCCATGTATGCCATCATACCACAACAGATACCGCAAGGCAAGCGTGCAGAGATCAACGAGAAGATTCTCTTTGCCATCAATTCCGGTAAGGATATGATTCCTGCGGAGAGTATATACAACTGCTATACGGGTATCGGAGGACTGCACAACCTCAAGCAGTCGGACTTCGCCAGCTACCACGAGTATGCCGAGGCAAAGAAGGAGTTCGAGATGGGACAGTTCTTCACACCGCACGAGGTATGTCGGGATATGGTAGATGTACTCTCTCCCACATCGTCAGAGATGATACTTGATATGTGTTGCGGTATGGGTAACTTCTTCAACCACTTGCCAAACCAACACAATGCCTATGGCTTTGACATTGACAGCAAGGCTGTGGCTGTTGCGAGGTATCTCTATCCCGATGCACATATCGACAAATGCGACATACAGCAGTATCGCTCCGAGCAACGCTTTGATGCCATCATCGGTAATCCTCCGTTCAATCTGAAGTTCGACTTCCGGCTCTCACAGGAGTATTACATCGACAAAGCCTACCATCTGCTCAATCCAGCAGGATTCCTTATGGTCATCGTACCTGCCTCCTTTATGCAGAACGAGTTCTGGGAGAAGAGCCGTGTAGGAAGAGTGAACGAGGACTTCTCCTTCATCGGACAGACAAGGTTGGCACCTCACGCCTTCACATCAGTAGGTGTAGATAACTTCAACACCAAGATAATGGTCTTCCTGCGTCGTTCACAGCATATAAAGATGAATCCCTACAATGCCGAGGAGTTTGTCTCGATGACAGAACTCAAGGAGCGTGTGAAGAAAGCCCGCGAGATGAAGCACCGCCTGCGTCTTGACCTTATGCGTGAGACCAACCGCATTGACAAGGAGGAGTTGGAGCACTTCGAGTATAAGCTCGCCAAGTATATGTACGAGTTGAAGGCTCACGCAAGACTCAACAAGCATATCGACAAGGCAGTGGCACTCGTTACCAAATTCCGTAACCAGAAGCCACCTGAGAATGCCACCAACGAGCAAATGAAGGAGTGGGAACGCAAGAAACTCACTACGGCCAAGGTGCTTGCCACCATACGCAAGTATATCACCTCGCAGAATGTCGTACCACGCAAGGAGGTGGCATTAGTAAAGACCTCCTACGGCTTCAAGCTCAAGCAGTATGCACCACGACTGCTTGATAAGGTTGAACATAAGGCGGCAAGCATCAATGACCTTATTTTGGATAGCACCGTACTACCTATGCCGGAGATAGCAACCGAAAAGAATATGCGACAGATACGCACTGCGGGGCGTATTATCCGCCGTAAGCGTTGGCTCTATGATATACAGAACCAGCCATTCTCCGATATGGAAACGGACGATGCCCTTGCCGAGTATCTCGATAATGCCACCTTCATAAACAAGGATGGCGAGGTATGCGAGTTCACGCAGTTGCAGAAACACGACCTGAACCTTGTACTTCAGAAGCGGTATGCTCTGCTTAACTGGCAGCAAGGCTCAGGCAAGACCGCAGCGGTTTATCACAGAGCCAAATATCTACTCAAATATGGCAAGGTACGCAATGTGGTGATACTTGCCCCTGCCATTGCCACCAATATGACCTGGACTCCGTTCCTCGCCATCAACAAGGAGCGATACAGAGTGATACGCACATACAAGGATCTCGAAGATGTGCCAAGAGGTATCTTCCTGCTGTTATCCACCTCTATGGTCGGCAAGCTCAAACGCGACCTTATGCGGTTTGTGAAACTGTCCTCAAGGAAATTATGCCTTGTATTCGATGAGTCGGACGAGATTACCAACCCCTCATCACAACGCACAAAGCATATCCTGGCAGTCTTCCGCAGGCTCAAATATAAGATTCTCGATACGGGAACAACCACCCGTAACAATATCGCAGAGCTATACAGCCAGTTTGAGTTGCTATACAACAACTCGGTCAATATGACCTGCTGGTGCGATAGTATCTACCACGAGAACCGAGACAAGGAGATAGAGTGCGAAAGAAACCTCCACTGCGGAGAGCCATTCCCTGCGTTCAGAGGTCATGTGCTGTTCCGTGCCTGCCACTGTCCGGGTAAGGCAACGGTATTCGGCATAGAGAAGCAGAATCAGGATGTCTATAACAAGGAGGAACTCTTTGACCTCATAGGCAAGACCATCATCACCCGTAAGTTCCGAGACTTTGCAGGTGAGAAATACAAGATACGGACACACACCGTAAGCCCCTCAAAGGGCGAACACGAAGTCTATCGTGTCATCATCGAGGAGTTCTGCCGTATATGCGAACTCTACTACAACAGCACGGGTGACACGAAGAAGGATGCAGGACTGAGGCTTATGCGACAGATAAAGCTACTTATCAAGGCTTGCTCCGTTCCACACCTCATATCGGGATACTACGGTGATGACTATCCGAGCAAGACACGATACATAGAATCATTGATACGCAAGATACCGGGCAAGGTAGCCATCGGCTGTACCACACTTGCCGCCTTTGACCTCTATGAGAGTTATATCCGTGAACGCTTTCCCGACAGACCGATATATGTTGTGAAGGGAGATGTGGCGTTCAAGAAGCGTCAGAGCATCGTGACGGAGTTCGACTCCACCATCAACGGCATACTGATATGCACACAGCAGAGTCTGAGCAGTTCGGTAAACATACCTACCTGCAACGATGTGATACTGGAGTCGCTGCAATGGAACATCCCCAAGATGGAGCAGTTCTACTTCCGCTTCATACGCCTCGACTCCAAGGAGATGAAAGATGTGCATTATGTCACCTACGAGGACTCCGTGGAGCAAAACCTGATGGCATTGGTACTGACCAAAGAGCGTCTCAACGAGTTCATCAAGACGGGCGAAGTGAAGGAGCAGTCGGAAATCTTCGAGGAGTTCGACATCACAATGTCCGTAATAGACAGCCTGCTGATACGCTCTACGGACAGCGAGGGTAAGATACATATCAGCTGGGGAAGCCAGCGAGTAACAAGTTAAACAGAGAGTCTATGGAAAATATGGATTTGAACAATGCCGAAGTTGCCGTAACCACACAGCACATCTTAGACGGAAAAGAGTACAAGGACTACTGGGTGCAGATGTCCGACTATAGCGATATGGGAGAATTCCTCTGTGCCTGCTCCGACCTCTTTCCCGAAGAAGAGGAACCGGAGTACAGGTATGCCAAGTGGGAGAACATACCCGACAGGCTGATAAACCGAGAGTGGATATGTCCCAACTTCTTCGAGATACGCGATGCCATGGAAAGGCTTGACGAGAACGAAAGGGAGTATTTCGTCACTTGGAGCGAACACTTCGGATATGACATTACAACCGATGATCCGCATATGATGGTATCGCACTATCAGGATATATACGGTAACACCATACAGGAGACCGAAGAGGAACTTGCCGACATCGCCGATGATGCTTTGGTATATACAGGCATATCGGGTAACTTCTGCGATATGCTTCCTCTTCAGTACGAGATATTCGATGATAACTATAACTAAAAATAAAGGATATATGGAAATCAGTTTCAAAGGACCGGTAATGCCGATTGACCCATACTCGCAGTTGGCATTTGTGGAGATACTCAACATCATACTCATTGCAAAGCACATTATGGATGTGAACAGGTATCTCATAGCAAGGAATGTAAACCCTCTATTCGGCTCACTGTCGGGATATTTCCGATGGTCGTTTGCCGATGAGAGGTTCACGCTGTGGCAACGCACGGACTACAACTCCGATATGTGCTTCTCACACCGTATATTGGATATGCCGTTCTGTATGCTTGCAGCAAAGGATAAAGAGAATGATGAGAGAGTATTCAACTAACCATCAATGAATATGGGAACGACAATCAAGGTATCCAACAGAGAGATAGCGATACGAGCCTTCGAGCATCTGAGGCAAGAGAGAAAGACCGACTCTGCACTGCGATTGGCTCATCACCTGCTGCACTATGACCTCATATCACTCGGCATAGGCGAAGTGGATTGGGAGATAGATATGGCAATCCAGAAGTTCGGAGGTAATCCCCGAACAGGATACCGATATACGGCACATTTTAGTTTCAAGGGTGAAACGGAGATGGAGAAAGAGAGATACGAAGAGATATTCAACGGTAAAGAGTAACCGAAGGGCGGCCACAAGGTCGCTCTTCGCATTTATAGACATATGTACGGGAAACAGAATCCTGCCGTACACAGGTAACGACAAATGAACGAAGCAAAGAAAACACTCACTATGGAGTTCATCGAAAGCATAATGGACGAGAAGTATACCCTCGTATGGGTGGACTATCGGGAAAGTTTTGATAAGAACCGAGACTTATTACAGAAATGCCTTGAAAAACAAGGCTGCGAAGAACTGTGGTCAAAGGTCGAGGAATGGTATGAGGATGCCGAGGAGCAGGCAACACAGGAGATTATCAAGGGGCTGAAGAGCCACTGCATTGACTTCCACGATTTTGAAGAGGGTGAAGTAGAAGCCTTCTTCGAGGAGCACGATGATGAGATAAGGGACGAGATACGCGAGCGTGACGACTCCACAACGGTAAACGACCTTATCAAGAATACCAGAGATATTCCTGTACGGGTAGAGATGCTATCCAACTACGACTGCATCAACTCCTGCTGGCTGGAGTCACAAGGCGGCTTCCGCTACAAGGAGAGTTACTTCGGAGATATGATAGATACCCTTCGCCTCAACCCTGCAAAGGTGAAGAAGGCATTGACGGAGAAAGGCTATACCGTATATGGCAGGTTCCCGAACAAGAAGTATCGTGACGGCAAGGAGCAGGTATCCTACGAGGACTTCTGCCAGGAGTTGGAGAACTCCTGCTGTGGAGCCAACCTGCTTACCTATATCGGTCTTGTAAACCTCCGTGACCTCTACGATGCCGACTTCAAAATAAAAGAGGTCATTATCCCCAAAGGTAACACATGCGGGCTGTTCAGCTCGATGTATGGCGGTGGCAGTCTGATAGAGATGGAACTTAAATACGATGTCAGAATCCGACTGGATAAGGCACGCAAGGACGGCTATGGCTTCCGCCTGCGACTTGACAATGAACGCTCCGAGTATGACTGCTCCATCAAGCATGTCTATGGTGTCTGCGACTCCTTCTTTGGCAAGCAGGTAAGCATTGTTCCGGCAAACTAATCAGTATTAACCATAAAAATATCAATGTATGAAGAAGATTGAAGTAAAGGTAAGATACCTCTTCGAGGGTACTTACACCGTAGCGGCAGATGACCGCAATGAAGCACGCACAATGGTAACAAGGGATTGCGGGCTGGTGTTGGGTGGTAACATTCACACCACACTCGATGATGACGAGGTGGATTGGGAGTTCGATGTTCACCCAGATATGCAGATTCTATCCTACACAGAGAAAGAGAACGAAATAAAGCGTCTGAAGATGGACTTCTCCGACAGGATAGAGATACTCCGCAAGGATATTATAGATGCCATAAGGCAGTTGCTCTACTCGCACGGATTGACAGAAATAACCTTTCCCGAAGAGCAGCATGATCCTGTTTGGGTGATATGGTTCAATTGGGACGGAGACCCATACGAGTGCAAAGTAATGGGTGTCAAGGTAACGGACAATAGCATGACGGTAATTGCTCACGACAAGATTTGCAATGATGAAGTGACTTGCTCCACACCCTTTGAACTCGGAGCAAAGAATATCGACTGGCTATACGAGATATATGATGCCGTATGGCAGCAGTTGGAAGATAACGAAGATAACAACGCTTAAAGATTACGACTATGAGATTAGACCCAGTAAATGCAGTATCGAGCTTCCACTACTATATGTGGAATGCTTGGAGTGAGGAAGAGTGCAAAATCACCTTCGGAGGTGCTTATAAGCACTTCTGGGAGAAGTGGAACTCCCTTGCAAGCAAATCAATACTCGGAGCAGCAGAACGATTCTATGCCGAACTCTCGGACAACAACCGCGAACTACTTGTCAATCGTGCTGTGGCACTCTATGACGGCAAGGCTACAAGAGAGGAACCTCACGATGATGATGTATATGTTTGTGATGCTTGCGGTTCAAGAAAAATTGAGATTCAGGCATGGGTAGATGCTAACAACGCAGAATATTTAAGCGATGTAGATGATGACGATACGGATTGTAAATGGTGTGCAGACTGTGAACAGAGTCAGAATTTCTGCACCTTGAGCGACTACAAACAGCGTATGCAAGATTGGTGGAAAGACCTTGACTTTATCACATTGGAAAGCGTAACAGGCTTGCGTGAGGCAGACTTTTCATCGGAAGATGGCTCACAATCCTTTGTGGATGCATGTACCGATTGGTGGAATAGTCAATACTACGATACCCAACGAGAACTATATTTCAAATCACAATCTTAATATTTACTACTATGGCTGAGAATGAAATCATCGAAAGAATATGTGGCTCGTGTAACTGCGATGAAGCGACCGCAAAGGAGTATCTGAATGATGAGATACGCCACCTAAGAGAGCTGCAAGAGGTAAACGACCTACAAGAGAGTGACATTGAACTCTCTTGCAGCGGCCTCGGCATTGAGTCCGAGTGTATGGAGTATTTTACAATGGTATTAACCTACTAACATCTACGACTATGACTTACTTTAAGAATATACATTCATTGGCGGAACTCAAGAAGGAGTACCGCAGATTGGCATTGGAGAATCACCCCGACAAAGGCGGTAGCACAGAAGTGATGCAACAAATCAATGTGGAGTTTGAACGGCTCCACGAGATTTGGAAGAACGATACCACCGTATCGGCAAATGCTTCAGGTTATGAGAATGACTATGCAGGAGCATCGGCAAAGGAGTATGCCGACTTCGTATATAACGAGTATCGTTGGAAAGGTCGCAACTATCAAGGACAGCACGCTCCTGAGATTGTGGAGTTAGTGCGTAATTGGATGAAGGAGACCTATCCCAAATATAAGTTCTCGGTGTCAAGGAACAACTATAACTCTATCCACATCTACCTTGTAAAAGCCGACTTCGAGGCATTCAAGAAAGATAAAGGCGTAGTGTTCCACCACGATGTGAATCACTATCACATTGACAACGATGATACCCTCACCGACAGAGCCAAAGAGGTGATGAAGAATGTCTGCGACTTTGTGATGTCTTATAACTTCGATGACAGCGATCCTATGACCGACTACTTCTGCACCAACTTCTACCTCACATTAGGAGTTGGCACCTACAAGAAACCATACAAGGTAGAACTGCCAAAATTGGATTGTAAGGGCAAGAAACCCGATGTGTTTAAGCACCCCGAAGGTGCTGCACACAAGGCAATACGCCAGGCATTAGGCGGTGCATACTTCAGCTTCCACAACAGTCAGCGACTGCAAGGCAAAATGATACTCGGTGAGGATTCATACGGACATAGTGGCGACAAATACTTTTGGCCACTCTCATACTCCAGTGCCAAAACTGCTCAAAAACGAATGGATAAATTGGAGAAAGCAGGTATCCGTTGCAAACTCACAGGCTACAACGGTGGGTGCATCGAGTTCCTCGGCTACACCCCCGAAACGGAAGCACTACTTGAACAAGAGCGTCAAGAGGTCATTGTTGCACATCAAAAGTGGCAGGCTAAGCAGATACAGATTGCATAAAGAAAAGTCGGTTGTCCTAATATTGGATAACCGACCTTCCTAATTGATATGAAACAGGGGAATAGATATTAAAGTTGTTTATTTTCAATTGTTCCCTCTATTTAACAACTTCTCTTCTCCATTTTATGTTATACACGTTTATCGGTAAATATATTATCGACTTTATTCAAACTAATATCATAATCCCCAATGTTTAAAATAAACATCAGACTCTACCATCTCCTCAAATCTGTCGTCAATATTTGTAAAAATATCGATACCAATTATGTCTTCTAAATCATTAACTGAAACAGCATACTCTTGTATGCGTTTGTGACCAGAAGTATTTGGCATAATAAAGGCAATGGTATTGAATACATTATTTTTTACAGTTAAAAAAGCCTTAAAAAAAGCATCTGGAACTACCACCTTGTTTGAACCAATAGTTCCATTGGTATTATTCGTAATGATGGGGCCGCATATTATATACACCTTATCAAATTTTTTAGCCCATTCTCTTCCTAGTTTCTCAAGTGTCAGCCAATCACCTGAGTTAAGCTCATGATTTTGAGGACAAATATTTGTAAGGTAAAAGCTTTCATACATTGTCTTCTCTGACCACTTCAAATCAGCTGCCGGACACATATGACCTTTATCCCATCCAGAATTACTATAGTCCTCTCTCATTGCCTGACGGCCTTTGAAGGAAAGATCCATGCCGAATTGACCTTTCCTCGGGAACTGACCATCAACCTCTACGTTAGTCAACTCATAAGCAACCCAGTTAGGGATTAGTGTCTTTGTGTTGTATGATACAGTAAAACCTGTATATACCTTAATTCCGCAGCACTTTAGTTTAACTATTTTTATAAGTTCCTGAGCAACAAAAAGTTGCCCAGGATTTTGCCATGTCAGATTTTTCACTTACCTTAGTGCTGCAAATCAAGACAAGCAAAAATCATCCATGACATAGCAAAGGTACAACAAAAATCTGAGAAAATCACCGCTTTTGGCGGAATATTTTTCGTTTTGGACAAATTCGACTCTATTCTGTCCTCTGTGATAGACTCACACTTAGGACTTCGCAGCACTCTGATTGGCTATCAGTACAGCGAGATCATACGTGCCATCTTCTCCGTGTTCTGCTGCGGTGGTGACTGTATGGAAGACCTCAACCTGTATCTGAAGGACGTTCTTACCGAGCGTCCGCATACCCGCGTCCCAAGCGCGGACACTGTGCTGCGTGGCATAGAGGAACTGGCAACGGAGAACATATCGTATACAGCGGAAAAGACCGGCAACGTCTATGACTTCAACACGGCGGAGAAACTCAACCAGCTGCTCATCAAGTTGCTGCTGGCAACGGGACAGCTTACGGAGGGCGGAGCATACGACGTTGATTTCGACCACCAGTTCCTTGAGGCGGACAAGTATGACAGCAAGCGGACCTACAAGGGCTTTGACGGCTACAGCCCCGGCGTGTTCACCATCGGCGGGCTGATTGCCTATCTGGAGAATCGCGACGGCAACTGTAACGTGCGCTTCAAGCAGGCAGAGACTCACCGCCGTTTCTTCGAGATGATGAGGTCGTTTGGCATTCATGTCAGGAGTTTCCGTGCCGACTGCGGCTCCTATAGCGAGGACATCGTGAAAGTGGTCATGGAGCATACGGAAAAGTTCTACATCCGTGCCGAGCGATATGCAGGCCTGTACGAGAAAGTGAAGCGGCAGACGGGTTGGACCACCGTGGAGATTGGTTTCCAACGCTATGACGTACAATCCTTCCCCTTCGAGAGTTTCGAGGACGTGAAGCACTGCCGTCTCGTCGTACAGCGGCAGCGCAGGCAGAAGGGCGAGCAGCTTGACCTCTTCGACGGCGAGTATACATACCGCTGCATACTGACCAACGACTGGGACATGACCGACGAGGAAATCATACTGCACTACAACAAGCGGGGCTCGGCAGAACAGGTCTTTGACCGCCAGAACAACGATTTCGGATGGGCACATCTGCCAAAGTCGTTCATGAACCAGAACACAGTATTCCTGCTTATTACAGCCATGGCAGCAAATTTCTACCGATACATCGTGGCTTTGCCCCTCATGGCTGTCCTCTTTGGAATCAAGGCCACAGACAGGGTCAAGAGTTTCCTGTTCAGATTCATCGCTGTGCCTGCCAAGTGGGTCAAGACGGCAAGACAGTATAAACTCAACATCTTCTCCAACAAACCATACAACCTAATTTGGGAGCACGGATAGATTAACACTCTTCGTTGATGCTTAGGTCAAAGCCTCTCGACCTTACGGGGTAAGGGGAAGGTGTCTGCATACAAGTCATGTCAAGCGTTTCTAAGCCTAGAGTCAGACACAATCGTCACAAGCAAGGGCTAAATCTGACACTCGAAAAATTATCTGCGGATTTTAGGATGCTTCTATCTCCTGCCATTCATAGAGGCTATTATATGCCATACATCCGATAAGAATGGAGATAAGTATATATCC